GAAAATAACTCGGAAAAAAATCCGACAAATAAAGATAATAATATATATTATAAAGATACTAATAATAAAGATAATAATATATATAGTGCTGTAACAGATTATCTTAACGAAAAAACTGGCAGAGCAGGGAGTGAAAAATATAGTCCTAGTTCAAAAGAAACAATTAAATATATAAAAGCACGACAAAACGACGGTTATAAGCTGGAAGATTTTAAAATAGTTATCGACAATATGGTTATAGCATGGACTGGAACAGAATGGGAACAGTATTTGAGACCACGAACATTGTTCAGTAATAAATTTGAAGATTATTTGCGTTGGAAAAACAATAAAAATATAACTAAAAAAACCGCTAACAACAATGATTTTATAGTCACAGAGGAAAGTTTAGCTGAAACATTCGGGAGGTATAAATAATGACATTGCAGGAATTTAACAAAGGATTTAAGCCGTTTCTAGATTTTTTTCCAACTGACAATATGACAAAAGAAAAAATAAATATTTACTTTGCTGGGCTTTCTGATTTGTCGCTGGAACAAATAAATTTATCATTTACTAGAATGATAAAAAATAGGGTGTGGAAGAACTTTCCACAGCCTGCGGAAATAAGACAGTATGCACTGGGAACAACGGAAACAGATATCAATGTACGTATAAATTTAGCAAAGGAAAAACTTAAAAAAGCTATTTCAAAATATGGTGCATACGGATCAATAGAATTTGACGACAAAGGAATACATGCCGTTGTTGATAGTTTAGGCGGATGGCATGAAGTATGCCAAATGTTAGTTGATGATTTTGATAAGTTCCTAACATTTGAATTTCCAAAAATTTATAAAGCATACTGGGAAATGCCGTATAATGTTAATCCTTATTATTTAGGCATTACAGATAACAGCAACAATACAAAGAATATAAAATTCATAGGAAATTCAAACATGGGAATAGGAAACAGAAATTTAATTGAAAATAATCAAAAAATGCTGATAGGAGGTTAAAATGAGTAAATATCAGGACAAACTAAAAGCTGTACTATTAACTTATGATATGGATAAAATAAAAACATTTATGCGTAAATATAATAAAAACACTCCAGAAAACAGTTTAGTTTTTTGGGTAGGAGTGCATAAAGGTATTTGTAATTTACCAAACTGTACAGATGAAGAAAAAGAATTTTCAAGAAATTGGTTAAAAGAACATGGATTTAAGGAAAATATATTTTAGGAGGATAAATGAAGATAATAACAGAAAATGATGTCATTAAAGCTGAACTTGAAAATAAAGCAATGAATTTAAGAAGAGAAGAGCTGCAAAAAGAGGATAAAAAATTATTGAAACAGATAAATAAAAATATAAAACTTATTGAAAGCTACAAAAAGGTTAAAAAATGCAAAAAATCAAAATAATAGAACTTTTTTCAGGAGCAGGATAATGAGTAGGATAAGAGTTTATTTCATGGAAATTGTCGACTTGAACGATGGAGTACATCAGATAAAGTCAGATGACTACAACAAAATATGGGCATTTGTAAAAAGACATAAAGGGTCAATAAAAAATATTCATTCTGGAAATAAATTAGTTTCAGAAAAGAAATTTGAGGAAATGAAAAAGGAAGAAAATTTTAAATAGGAGGAAATTTGGAGTTAAAAGAGTTAACAGAAAAATTTAAAGAAATATTTGGAGAACTGGAAGATTTTAATTTAGAATTATTGACTGAGTCTAATTGTTCTAAATATTTAGAGTTAATAAATAATGATTTAGAAACAGACTATCTGCAAAAAATATGGCAGTTTTTCATGGCAGATAGAGAAAATAAAAAACAGGATTTCACACCAAAAAGTTTGGGAAAACTACTTTCAAAACTAACTGAATCAGAAAATGAAACTTGGGTTTACGATATGTGCTCTGGCAGTGGAGCATTAACAATTCAAAAGTGGTGCAGCAACAAAAATTTAAAGTTCGTATGCGAAGAACTCGACGAAAATTTGATTCCTTTTCTACTTTTTAATTTAAAAATCAGGAACATCGAAGGTTATGTAATAAACGGAAATGTTTTAACTGGTGAAAGAAAAACAGTTTATAAACTAACACAAGGAGCAAAATTTTCAGAAATAGAAATCTGTATGTTTTTTGAATATCCTGACTTCAGTTCAGGAATAAGCAATCCACCTTTCAATTTAAGAGGTGAACATAAAGGAGAATTTTCACTTAAAAACATGAACTATGTTTTTGTTTTAAAAATGCTTGAGAGAGTGCATGGGAAAGTAGCTTTTATTTTGTCAAAGGCAGTAACCTCCTCATCAGATGAAATAGAAGCTAGAAAATATTTGAAAGAAAAGAAAAAAATAAGAGCAGTAATTGAAAATCCAGGTGAAATGTTTGAAAGTACAGCTATACCGACAACAGTATTATTTTTTGAAGATTCAGAAGAAATAAGTTTTTTAAATTGCAAAAATTTTTTTACAGAAGAAGAAAGAAAACAAAATGGAGAAAAGCATACAAAAAATAGAACTTATGTAAAAACATTTAAAACTTATTCTGAAGATCAGATAGAAAAAATCTTATTATGCATAAACGAAAAAAGAGATATAGTGAATTTTTCTAAAACTGTAAGAAATAATGGAATTCAAGAAGAAAACTGGCAATCGTTACGATACATTGAAACAAAAACAGAAGAAAAATACAGTAGGAGCTACAAGGATATATTGGAAGACTTGCAAAGAGTAATGATTCAAAAAAATGAAAATAAACTCACTATAAATGAAACATGGGCAAAAGAAATTGGATTTTTAGAAGTTTTTCAAAATGCTACTAAAGCAGATGAAAATACGAATGAATTAAATAAAACAATAAAAGAAGTTTTAAAATTAGAAATAGAACTTCCAACTCAAAACTACATAAGGACAACAAAATATAAAGAATTGAAAATTGAGAATATGGATAAAGCAGAAATTACGTCACTTATGTTGATGACATTGAACACGTGGAGAACTATGATTCATTTTCTCAACAATGAAGAAAATAGATATTTAGCGGAATTGAAAGATAAAATGTTGCCTGATTTGATGAGTGGCAACTTAAAAATCTGAAAATAGGAGGGATTATAAATGGCAAAAAAGGTAATTAAGTTAATTAGAAACAGAGAATTCAAATTAAATGATAACAATAATATTAAAAGCCCCAAATATTATAAACTTGAGGGCTTAAATGTTGAATCAATAGAAGTAATAAAATCAGTACTCGGAAAAGAGGGATTCAAGTCATTCTGTAAAGGAAATACAATGAAGTATCTGATAAGAGCAGAAAAGAAAAATGGAACTGAAGACTACAGGAAAGCAAAAACATACTTAGATTGGTATTTAGAAGAATGTGATAAGAATGATTGATCTTACTTTATCAGTAATGCCACCTTCGGTTAATCAGATTTGGATTAACAAACCGAAAGGGCGGTACAAATCAAAAAAAGGAAAAGAATTTGAAGAAATAGCAACATATGAATTAAAGCAACAGTATAAAGGAAAGCTCTTGACTGGTAGATTAAGAATTGAAATATGGCTTTATTTTAAAACTAAAACAAAAAGAGACATAGATAATTACAATAAAGCAATACTTGATTCTTTAAAAGGAACAGTTATAGAAGATGATGAGCTTATTGATGATTTGATAGTCCATAAACTAACAGGAAAAGGCGAAAATAAAATATATATGGAAATTTTAGAGAGAGGGTAGAAACAATTTTTGGATAGAAGGAGAAAAACAATGAATGAACTCGTAAAGATAGAAAGTAGAGGAGAAAAACAAGTTATAAGTGCAAAGGAACTATACGAAAAATTAGAGATGGACAAATCACATTGGAAAAGATGGGCAAAAAATAATATTGAAAGCAATGATTTTTTTCTTGAAAATATAGACTATGAGGGGTTCGCCTCAATGGCGAACGGTAATGAAACAAAAGATTACTGGATAACAATAGAAATGGCAAAGCATCTATGCATGATGTCGAGGACGACAAAAGCACATGAAATAAGGGAGTATTTCATAAAAATAGAACAGGCTTGGAATACGCCCGAAATGATTATGAAAAGAGCTTTGGAAATTGCTAATAAGCGGGCAGAAGAAGCAACAAAAAAACTGTTGGATAACAAGCATAAAATAGAGTTTTATGAAGATGTTGCTGGAAGTGACAGTACCACAGAAATAGGAACTGTTGCAAAAATACTTGGATTTAAGAATGTCGGGAGAAATATATTATTTGATATTCTACGAAAACAAGGTATTCTACAGTCAAACAATATTCCTTATCAAAAATACGTTGACAATGGTTATTTTAGAGTTATAGAAAGTAAATGGAATGACTATGTGACTGGTGATGTAAAAATATCTTTTAAAACTGTAGTATACCAAAAAGGAATTGAATATATTGCTAAATTATTAAGAGAACTAGGATTTCAGAAAATCGAGGTGGCATAATAAAATGATAGAAGAACAGGAAGCGAAACAGGAAGAGCGAGCAGAATCAATAAAAAATAAATTAAAAAATAAAGGGAATATAGAAAAAGATGAGTATGATTTTTGCAAAATTAACAGAAGACTTTTTGAAAATATAAGATTTAAGGAAATTAGAAAGGCGGATAAAAAATGGCAAACGCAGAAATCATAGATAGTCAAATTGTTATCACTTTACCAGTTAAAAAGCTTTCACAGGCACAAAACGGACTTATACATGTTTTGTTAAAAGAGTTTGGAGAACAGCTGGGGTATACTCTTCTGGAAATAAAAGAATTAATGAAAGAACAGTTTGCAATTGCAACTGACAGATTAGATTTCTCAACAGCAAGATGTGACATGCAGACAGCTAATGAATTTATAGCTTTTATCATAGAACAGGCACTTGAAATGGGAGTTAATCTGTATATTTTAGGTAAACACGATAAAAGGTATAAACACATATTGGAAATTGACAATATCACTCAAAGATATGTTATAGCATGCTTGAGAAAAAGGACATGCTGTATATGTGGAAAAGTGCATGATGAATATAATACAGTCGATTTGGAGCATTGGAAAACAGTTGCAAGCAGTACTGGGACTTATGAACATGATGACGGGTTACAAAATCCATTTTTGACATTATGTAGAGAACATCACAATGAAAAGCATAGTATAGGGATTGAGAGTTTCAAAAACAGGTATTATATAGAGGGAGTTTGGCTTAATCCTCAACTGGTTTATGAATTACTGGATATTTATCCAAAACACTTTGCATTGTTCAGAAAAAGACTGAAAGAGGGATATTATGATGGATTGATAAGAAGGGAGAAAAAATGAATATAGCTTATGGACTATATATTTTTATTTTAAAAGTAATAAGTGTAGGATATTAAAAAATAATAGGACAATGGCAGTTGAATATTTTTGGTCTTAGGGTATAATATATTATTATATAAAATAAAGGAGTTTATAAAAATATTATGAAAAAGGAAAATATTGAGATAATAAAAAAAACATACGAAATTATAAGAGAGCGTTACGCTATTCATGCAAGTTCAATGTATCTAGAATGTTCAAAAATCATTGGATTGTCTAATGAAGAACATCAAAAAATAAATTATAAATTAAGAGCAATTCGTCAAGATTTTACTAAAATTCTTATTATGATGAATAGAATTGAAAAAGCGTATTTAGAATATCAGAAAAATATATATATTGCGAATTATACCAACATTAACAATTCTGAAGCCCAAGATGAATTAGGGTGCGTTATAGAATATTTGTTTGCAAAATATAGAGTAATAATAGAGTATATTTACCAGATTTTAGAAATTTTCATTCCACCAAGATTCAGTGAAGAAAAAAGAGAAGAATATATGACATTAAAAAAATGGCACAAAAAACATAAATTTTTAATAGAATATATAAAAAGTGTAATAGGAGACAAAAATAATCTTATAAATATGGAATGGTTTCAGCAAATTAGAATAGACAGAGATTTTATAATACATGATGGAGCAACCTGTCTTGTATTTGGAGATAAAGAAAGATTATTATTTAAAGTTATGGAAGTAGATGCTTTAGATAAAGAAGAAGAGAAAGAAGAAATTCAAGACGACTTTTTTTTAACCGATAATAATTTAATAGTGTATACTTATTTTTGGGGCTTACAAATTTCAAAATTAATTATTTTTTGTGAAATTATTTTTGAATTTTTATCTAATGATTCTGAAACAAGAAAAGATAGTGATGTCTTTTTAGAAAAAATTTATGAAAAAGGAACGTTGATTGATTCGAATAATAAAGAAATATCAGAGTTGCAAGATGTCCTTATACGATTGCTACAAAAAATAATTGATGAAAAAAATTAATATTCTAAGATCAATTTTGATTGGTCTTTTTTATTGCAATAAAATATAAAAAATTAAATTAGAAAGGAAAATTAAATGAACGAAAAAGACATAGACAGAATAGCGGATAAGATATTAGAAAAAATGAGGAATGACAAAGAAATAAAAGCTGAGAAACAGTTAACTCCATTTCAGAAGACAGAGAAGCTTTTGTATGAGTTGAGATTTTTAAAAGGAGCAATAGATACTAAAAATATACTCATTTCAGAGTTACAAGAGAGTGGGAAATTAATTCAAAAGAGAAATTCAGAAATAAACGTGCAGTCCAGTAAAGTATATCTATCAGAACTTGAAAAAATAGAAAATAGGATTGAAAAACTTAAAGATGAAATTGATAGACTTGCAAGAGTAGTAGAAATGACAGAAAAGGCATTAGAGACTATAAAAAGCAGCAAATATTATAAAATTATAGAAATGAGATATTTTGACGATATGACCTTAGAATTTATTTCAGAAAATTTAGGAATAGGAGTAACAACAATAAAAAGACACAAAAATATGTTAATTAGGCAATTACAGATTATTATTTTTTCAGATGAAGTGATAAAAAATATATTAAATTAAAAAATGGTCTGTTTTTGGTCTTGTACATAATTTTTAATATGTTATAATATGATAGAGTGAGATTTTAGGATTTGAGATAACTTTGTCAAGGTGAGTTTTGCAAACTATACACCTGACTATCAAAGGCAGTATAAGAGCTGTCTTTTTTTATTTACAAGAAATGAGGTGAAGTAGCATTGAAATTAAATGCAAGACAGAAAGCTTTTTGTGAATATTATGTAGCTAGTGGAAATGCTACTGAATCTGCAGTAAAGGCTGGGTACAAAGAGAAATATGCGGGAGTAAATGCTGATAAATTACTAAAAAATACTAACGTTTCAAAATACATAGAAAAAATAACAGAAGAAATTGCAAATAACAGAATAGCAAAAGCTGAAGAAATACTTGAATTCTTAACTGCAACTTTAAGAGGAGAAGTAACTGAAGAAGTTGTAATAGGAGGATTTGGAAAATCAGTAACAGAAAAAATAGTTAAAAATGTAGATTTAAAAGATAGACTGAAAGCGGCAGAACTTTTAGGTAAAAGATATAGGCTATATACTGATAAAGTTGAAGTTGAAGGGGTTATTCCAGTCATGATTGTAGGTGAAAGCGAACTTGAAGAGTAAGAAGATCAGACTGCCTGAAGTAGTCGGAAAAGGATACAAGGATTTTTGGAATTTCAAAGGAAGGTATAGAGTTTGTAAGGGTAGCCGGGCAAGTAAGAAGAGCAAAACAACTGCTCTTTTTTTTATTTTTGCACTAATGAAATATCCTGGTTCTAACTTATTAGTTATAAGAAAAGTATATAGAACTTTAAAAGATAGCTGCTTTGCAGATTTGAAATGGGCAATAAACAAACTTCAGGTAAACGACTACTGGAGTATCAAAGAAAGTCCACTTGAAATTATTTATATTCCAACGGGACAAAAAATCCTATTCAGAGGTCTGGATGATCCGCTTAAAGTTACTTCAATAACAGTTGAAACTGGAAATTTATGTTGGGCATGGGTTGAAGAGGCTTATGAGATAAACAGGGAACAAGATTTTAATATGCTCGACGAGAGTATAAGAGGAGTAGTGGAAGAGCCTTTATTCAAACAGATAACAATTACTTTCAACCCTTGGAATGAACGGCACTGGCTTAAGAAGAGATTTTTTGACGTCGAAGATGAAAACATAATGGCAAAGACAACGAATTACATGTGTAACGAATGGCTTGACGAAAGTGACAAGAAGCTGTTCAAGGATATGAAGAAGAACAACCCGAGGCGTTATCAGGTCGCAGGACTTGGCAACTGGGGGATAGTCGAAGGACTTGTTTATGAGAACTGGGAAGAAAAGGAATTTGACTGGAGAGAAATTTTAAATAAAAGACAAAAAGCAAAGGCAGTATTTGGGTTAGATTTTGGATATACTAATGACCCTGCTGCTTTTTTTTGTGGGATATTTGACAAGGAACAAAAAGAAATTTATGTTTTTGATGAAATATACGAAAAAAGAATGCAAAACACAACTATTTACACCAGTATAGAAAAACTAGGTTTTAGAAAAGAAATAATAACTGCCGATAGTGAGGAACCAAAGAGCATAGAACATTTGAGAGGTTTAGGACTTATAAGGATAAAAGCTTCAAGGAAAGGTAAAGATAGTGTTAATGCGGGGATACAGTTTATCCAGGATTTTAAAATTTATATCCATCCCAGATGTGTTAATTTTATAACCGAAATAAGTAATTACAGCTGGGATAAAGATAAATTCGGTGAAACAGTTAATAAGCCGGTAGATGATTATAACCATCTGATGGATGCGATGCGGTATGCACTGGAAGACTATATGAGAAATAACCGTATGACTACGATTAATAAAAATATACTGGGGGTGAGATAAGTGCAAATAACAGTACTGGAAAAAGCATTATGGGATTTTTTAGCGAACAGATTAACAAGATTGCAAAAACTGGAGGATTACTATACAGGGAAACATAAAATACTGGAAAAACAGGACAGATTGAAGGAAAAACAGGACAGTAAGATAGTCCACAATTTTCCGAGCTATATAACAACAATAGCGACGGCTTATTTTATCGGGAAAAATATAAATTATAAGCTGTTAAAGGAAAATCTGATGAACGAATACGAAATGGTGGGAAAATACTTAGCTACGGAGGAAGAACAGCAATGTAACTTCGAACATGCGGAAAACTGTTCAATCTTTGGATGTTCATATGAGCTGTGGTACAAAAATATAGATAACACGATAAACTTTAAGGCATTGGATCCCCGGGATGTATTTGTCATAAGGGATAATACGATAGACAAAAACATTAAATATGCAGTCCGTTGGAGCAGAGAAAAAGATGAAAATAATGAGTATGTCTATACTTTGGAGATTTACGACGAAAAAACTGTGACTGTCAGTACATTCACTTCCGTGATGGATTATAAAGGGATTGTGCTGACTCCTCAGGTGCAGGGGGAGACCAGACTGCACGGATTTAACAAGGTGCCGCTTATCGAATTTGCTAACAACAAGCGGAAACTGGGAGACTTTGAAAAAGTAATCACACTGATTGATGGGTACAATGAAGCAGTATCAACATCATTGGATGACATGAAGGACTTTACGGATGCAATTCTTATATTGACCAACATGCAGGGAACGGATGAAGAGGATATAAAAAGCCTGAAAAAAAATAAAGTGATGTTACTGGGGGAAAACGGGGATGCCAAATGGCTGATAAAAAATGTGAATGATACATATGCTCAGAACAATAAAAACAGGCTGAATCAGGATATACATAAATTTTCATTTATTCCCGACATGCAGGACGAGAATTTTGCCGGTAACAGTTCAGGAGTGGCACTGGGGTATAAACTGCTGGCACTGGAGCAGTTATCTGCACAGAAGGAAATGTACTTTAAAAAAGCTTTGAACGAAAGATTGGAACTGATTTTGGATTATTTCAATTTGAATCTGGTACCGCTGGATATTCAGAAAATATTCACGAGAAATACTCCTGAGAACTTAGTTGAACTTTCGAACGTGATAACAAATTTACACGGAGTTGTATCACAGGAAAGTCTGATATCCCTACTGCCTTTCATTGAGGACACCGAGGCGGAGCTGAAAAAAATCGAAAAAGAAAATCAGACAGAACAACCGTTGGAGTATGAGGGACTAGCAGATGAACAATAAAGAATACTGGGAGAAAAGACAGCTTGCAAGAGAAGAACTGTCGTTTGACAAGGGAACTCAGGCATATGAAGAGTACGTGAAAATACTTAAGGAAAGCAACAAGGAGATAAATAATAAAATAGCACTTTTATATGCGAGATACCAGGGCGAATTAAAAAAGTTAGGCATTGATAAAATTCAGGCAGGTGCACTGCTCCGCGGTACTGAATATAAACAGTGGCGGTACGATATAGAAAAATATGTAAAGGAGATTGAAAGGCTTAAAAAAACTAACCCAGTTGAATTCAGGAAACTGTCAGTTGAACTTGAAACATTGGCTTACAGAAGCCGTATCAGCCGACTGGACAGCTTGAAAGCCGGGATTGACTACGAACTTATACAGGCTGGAGAAAAAATTAATAATAAAGTGACGGACACACTAACAGAGGTGTATAAGGACACATACACATCACTTACCGAAGACTTGAATTTTAAAAAAGGTGTAATCAGCAGTAGTGTAATAAAAAAAGCACTGGAGAACGAATGGAGCGGAGCTAATTATTCAAGCAGAATATGGAGTAATACTGACAATTTGGCAAAAGCGATAAAAAATGAAGTGGTTATCGGTCTAAATAAAGGACTTAATTACAGGACTATGTCACAGAATATAGCTAAAAAATTTGAGACTAGTTATAGAAACGCAGAAAGGCTGGTAAGAACTGAAACCAACCACATTCAGAATCAGGCAACGCTTATGGGATATACGGATGCTGGAGTTGTTAAATATCAGTTTTTGGCAGTACTGGACAGCAGGACAAGTCACATATGTTCAGAGCTTAACGGGGAAGTATTTAAAACGGAAAATGCAATGGAAGGAGAAAATTATCCGCCGATGCATCCGCACTGTAGAAGTACTACTGTCCCTTATGAATATTCTGATAGTGAATCAGATTCAGTTAACGAAACGCAAAAGGAGGAATTACGGAACGATGAAAGTGATGGTGTTTTTGCAAGAAGTTCGTTAAGTGAAGATGTAAAGAATGCAATTGAAAAGGAATTTGGTAAACTGAACAGCGGCGAGGTTATTCTGAGAGATGAAAGATTGGAACATATACGAGAAAGACATCCTGAAATTGTAGATGTGCTTAAAAATAATTATGTAGAAACAGTGAATAACCCAGATTATGCACTTAAAGATTACAAAAATACAGACACGGCACTGTTTTTAAAAAAAATTGAAGATTACAGCATAAATCTTGTGGTAAAATTATTAGCCTCAAACTCAGATAAAAATATGGAGAATTCGACCATAACAGTTTACAGAGTAAGAAAAAGAGAGGTAAAAAGGTTACAGAAAAAGAATAAAATTATATTTGACAAAAAAGATAAAAAGAGGTAAAATTATAATGAGGACGGAGAATGTCATACCGTCGCCCCTCATGTATTTGAGGTAGGAGATATAGGGACTTGACACCTATCGGTTTAATGTTAACATTTTAAGATAATACAGGAGCGGTTTAACGGCCGCTCTTTTTTATTTGTCGTACTGAGGGACATTAAACATCTGGACAGAAAATAATAGTCGACAGACTTTAAATGGGAGGGACAGTTATGTCAGAAATCACATTTACACAGGAACAGGTAGATGAAATGATTAAAGAAAGAATTGCGAGAGAAAGAAAGAAATTTGAAACTGAGAAAAAAGAGCTGGAGCGGAAACATGGAGAAACTATTGAAGATTATGAGGCCAGAATTAATAATGCTAATCTTACTGCAGAAGAGAAGTATAACAAGAGCCTTGCTGAACTTCAGAAACAGCTTGAAAGTTCAAATTCGGAGCTTGCAACCATGAAGACTAATGAACTGAAAAAAGCGGCATTAGGGAAATATAAAATTCCTGACAGTTTCCTAGGAAGTATTTCTGGGAACACAGAAGAAGAAATTGAAAACAGTGTGAAATCTTTTTCCGAGAGCCTATCCAGCTACCTTAAAACACAGAGTGGAGGAGTACCGAATAGTCTGAATGGCGGAAGTAACGGAGAAGAAAATAAAAAAGATACAGGACTTGAAGCATTTGACAAGGCTTTCAGTTCTTTTTAATTTAAAAAAGGAGATGATTAAAATATGGCAATGGTTTATACACAGATTTTTGCGGATAAAATTGATGAAAGATTTACAAGTGATGCGGTATCACAGAAAATAGTGAATAATGATTACAGCTTTGTAGGAGCTAAAACTGTAAAAGTGACATCAATTAATACAGTTGACAATAAGGATTATAACAGAAACACAGGTTACGGGAATGCAGATGTCTTAGAGAATTCAGTTCAGGAAATGACACTGACTAAGGACAGGGGGTTCAAAATACTGCTGGATAAAATGGATGAGGACGAGACAAAAATTAAGGCAGGGGAAGTACTGGCAAGACAGTTGAGGGAGAGAGTAATTCCTGAGATTGAGAAGTACAGATTTGAAACAATCCTTAAGACCTGCGACACAAAATCACAGACAGTAACAGGACTTGCAGCCAACAATGCATATAACAAATTTTTGGAAGCACAGGAGAAATTAAATGACGCGGACATACCTCAGAACAGAATTGCTTATGTCACGCCTGAATTTTTAACAAAACTGAAAAAGGACGAGAACTTCGTCAAGGCATCAGATATCGGGCAGAACATAAAAATAAACGGATTAGTAGGAATGGTTGACGGAGTGCCGATAGTAAGGGTCACTAAAAAATGGATGGAAATTAAAACAGGGGT